GATGTCATATAGAGACCGGGTTTGTATTCTCGCTCGGTATCTGGGAGCCTTTGGGATCTGGGAAGCCGATCCCGGTCGATGAGGTACACTACGCCGTACGGGCGGCAAAGGAAAAGTGGAACGTATGTGCGTTCTTCGGGGACGTTAACGAGTGGGAGGAAAGTACCAAGATAACCTGGCGTGAGGAATTCGAGGATACGCTGGACGTATGGGCGGTACCGACCGGGCGCGACCCGCAGCCGGTTGCCTGGGACATGCGCTCGCACGTCGCGGAATTCACGCATGCGTGCGAGATGGTACTTGGCGAGATTGATTCGCCCGTGCCGTCATTCAAACATGATGGCGACTCGGCGCTAGGCCGTCACGTAGCGAATGCCCGGCGTCGGCCGAACCGCTGGGGCGTGTCAATCGGCAAGGAGTCTCCTAAGTCGCCTAAGAAAATTGACGCCTGCGTCTCTATGATCGGGGCGCGGCACGCTCGCCGTCTCGTGCTAGCTTCAAAGAAGTACAAGGAACGCAAGGATGCTGCCATGAAGCGTGGTGGCCGTCGTGTCTGGAGTTTCAGCTAATGAGAAGGTTCACACTTATAGAGTTGATGCTTATGGTATCGGCCGGATGCTTCATAGTCATCACCATCGCCGTAGGGCATATAGCTGGGTGGTGGTAGTATGATTATCGGGACAAATGACGTTGTTGAGGTCGTCAATACGGCGCTCGACGCTAGGCAGGCCGAGCAGACCCGTCTGCGTCGTATAGGGCAGTACGTTCGTGGACGGCAAGACCCGCCCTATATTCCCAGGGGCGTTAATGCGGAGTACCGCTGGATTGCTAAGAAGGCAAGGCGTAACTTCTTGCCGCTCGTCGTGTCAGTGATCTCGGAGAACCTACACGTTGACGGCTACAAGCCAGCCGGCACTACGGCGAATGAGATGGCGTCTCCGCAGAAGCCGCAACCAGAGTGGGATGCGTTCCGGGCAAATCGAATGGTGTCGCGGCAGCACGGGGTTCATCGCTCGGTTATCAAGTATGGTGCGGCATACACCCTCGTGCTGCCGGGCACGATGGCTTCTGATGAGGAACAACTCGCTGATGTTCCGGTGATCCGGCCCGTGTCACCGCGCCGGATGACGGCGTTCTATGCGGACCCGATTGACGATGAGTGGCCGCAGTTTGCTATCGAGGTAGACATCAAGAATCTGCCCAAGGGCAAGCAGCAAATGATAGTCTACGTTTACGATGAGGAGTACAGGTATATCCTGCAGGGGAATGTCTCGCCGAATGCTACGACTTCTCAGCTCCAGCTAGCGGACGCATCGAATGCTCTTCTTCAGGGGCAGCCGACGGTAGCTCAGCATAGTATGGGGATCTGTCCGGTCGTCCGGTTCCTGTATGAAGTTGATCTTGACGGTGAGGATGACTGTGTAGGCGAGATCGAGCCGATCATGCCGATCCAGGACCAGATCAACTTCGATACGTTCAACCTGATGATCTCGACGCAGTTTGCCGCGTTCCGGCAGAGGTACGTCGCGGGTATGTCGCCGGTCGATGAGGAGGGTCGTGAGCAAGCTCCATTCCGCCCAGGCGTGGATCGTGTATGGGCTTCAGATGATCCGACCACGAAGTTTGGCGAATTCGGGGAGACGGCTCTCCAGCCATACTCATTGGTGCGGGAAGACGGCATACGGCATATGTCGACAATCTGCCAGGTACCGCCGTATCACCTGCTCGGTCAGGTTGCGAATATGTCGGCTGAGGCGCTCGCTGCGGCGCGGGATGGTTTCGATCGGAAGGTTGAGGAACTTCAGGCCGCCCTAACCGACCCGTGGCGAAATGTCTTCAGGCTTGTAGACCTGGCATCAGGAAATGACAAAGGATGGAACGACCTGTTCGGCACGATTGTGTGGAGAGACACGTCGGCGCGGGCATTCACGTCAACGATTCAGGGCCTGGTCGCTATCGCGCAGCAACTTGGCGTACCGGCGACGGAGCTATGGCAGAGAATCCCTGGGGCTACCGCGGATGACGTTGCTTCCTGGCAGCTCGCGTACCAGAGGCAGCAGGCTCAGGAGATAGTACAGAATATGATCCAGCAGCAGGCGGCAGCGGCCCAGAGTGTCCCTCCGGGCTCGGTGCCTCCCGGGCAGGCTCCTGGCGTTGGCGTAATTCCGGCCGGTGGGGTTGGTCCTATCTCGCAGCCGCCGCCGGCATTGCCTCCTGGTTCGCCTCCTGCTGGGGGAGGTCCGGCTCAGCCATGATGATTCCCGTTTCCGACAAGCAGGCATCAGACATGCTATTCAGTATGTACAAAGGACACCAGAAGCTGATCGCGGCGCGGGTTTCGGCGGCTATCGGGTCATTCTGGTCGTCGATGATTGACCCGGCATACTTCGGCGATACGTGGAACCGTTTCAGCCCGATAGTGAGGGGCATCATTGATACGCACTATCAGATGTCTGCTGCTGACGCTAGCAATTATTACGGGCTGTCTCGTGCTGTTGCTGGTTTTGTCGGCCCTACTGTTCCTGGCCGCAATCTTGCTAGCGGCTACCTTGAGACATTGACGGACAAGGCAGGCAAGGGCTCGTTCTACCGGCAGGTCGATAGCGGTAAGCCTGCGGCGGTAGCCTCAGAGATGGCTCGGCGCGGTCTTATGGGCGCTTCGGTGCGGGTAGTCCTTAATGGCGGACGCAATACGGTAACAAATGCAGCAGCGGGGGATAATGTTGCTACTGGCTGGGAGCGTATTGTTGAATCTAGCCCTTGTGCCGATTGTGCTAGGCGTGCTGCTAGCGGTGGTGTACGTAAAGAACAATCGTCTTCGTTCCGTGCGCATGATCACTGTACGTGTCTGGCTCGCGTTGTATTCAAGGGCCAGAGTTCGGCTAATGCTGGCCTCGCTGAAGAGTGGGGACGGACGACGATGGGTAAGAATGGGAAGGACGCGATAGCGGCCTGGAATCAGTATTGGAGTGAAAAGAATGGCAGCAACAGGAACGGCGGTGGCGGGGCAGAAGCTACGCCAGCGTCTACAGCAGAAGGGGCAGGCGATGCCCCCGTCGAAGTCCAATAAGTCTAACGCGCCGCGCTTCCCGATCCAGGCGCGTACTGGGCCGAACTCGCTGGCGTCGGCTATCAAGGCCGTCGGCAGGGCACGGCCTAACACGCCGGCCGAGCATAACAAGGTCCGCGCCTACATCAAGCGCGTGGCTAAGGCAAAGGGGTGGCACTCGGACATCCCCAGCTCTTGGAAGAAAGGCGGCGGCAAGTGAATACCATACTTCTGCGCTCGGGCGCGGAAGTGGAGATGCTTGGAGTCGATGAGGACTCCGGGTGGCCGCTGATCGAGATTCCCGGCATCGGCCTAGTAACGGTCGATCCGGTCGAGATCCAGGAGGGGTGGAACGATGACTGAAGTAATTGACGCTGTCATCAGCACTCTAGATGATCCGGTTCAGCAGTCGGTTTTGTTCTTCCCGGCCGGGAATGATGTTCAAGTGACCGTGCGGTACCCTAGCATTTCTGACGGTACCGGGTGTCAGTCGGAGTTCTACTACAAGGCCGACCGTACGACTTCGGACACAGATCCCTCGACGGTGGTCTTCACTTCCCTGGTCATCGCGGACCCGGATAACACCGGAGCGACGATGTCTACATTCACTATCGACTCTTCGGACAACGCCATGTCCGGCGCATATTGGTGGAGAGTCGACTTCCTGGATGCGGCGGATTCTCGTACCACTGTTGGGTTCGGAACTCTGATAGTGGAGGCTGTGTGATGGGCACCAATCCTCCGGAGCATACTCAGATGCCGGCGCAGCTACTGCGGTACTGGACGACGGGGGCTGGGGCGGCCAAGCTTCACTGGGGAGTCCCCGGTGACTTCGACGCTTGTGTCTCGACGCTCTCGAAGTACGTTTCACCGGGCATGGTCAAGGGGCTCTGCGCTAACATCCACCGGCACGCAACCGGAGGCTGGCCGGGGCACGCTCCTGGGGAAGAGGCGCTTCGGAAAGTCAAGAGCTGAAGGGTCTAGACTTCCGGACGCGGATAGGCTATAATCGCGGTAGGCATAGGACTGGAGGGGTTCGATGAGCGAGGTCAAGGTGAGGACCGGCTCTGTAAGAACTTCGCCGACCCAGATGAGGACTCGCGGTGAACGTCCGCCTCGCCTGGTTCCTGTGACTGAGCAGATGCCTGGGGAAGTTGACCCCCGTTATAGTTCCGTTATACAGACTCTTACGGTCTTGCCTGCGACGATCAACCTGGTTATCTATCAGGGCGATGACTTCTTCTTTGACATGCAAGTCATGGATCAGAACAGCAACCTGATCGACCTCACCAATTCGCAGCCTATGAGCCAGATCCGGCTAAACCCTGATGCTCCGACGATTCTTGCCAGTTTTGTCGTAACGATTGACACCGGCGTTCTTGGATTGCTACATTTCCATCTTCCGGCCATTCAGTCTAATCTTCTGCCTTTGACCTCGGCGTGGGACGTACAGCTGTCGAATCCGAACATCACGACTCTCGCAGCCGGGTCGGTTACCTGTGAGCCGCAGGTGACGCAATGACCGAAACGTACGAGCCATTCCAGGTTACGGTGACGGCGCAGGCTACGCCGGTAGTCACGGCTATCCTGCCATCAACAGCACAGGGTAGTACGCCGTCGGTGATGTGGTATAACGTCAAGACGATGTACGGCGCGGATAATGCCGGAAACATAGATTCGACTACGGTCATTCAGAACGCGATCAACGCGGCGCATAATGCTGGTGGCGGGGTCGTATACTTCCAGCCTGGCACGTATAAGATCAGTGCGCCTCTCGTAGTTTACGGCGGCATCCAGATACGCGGCGATGGCGATGCCAATACCGTCATTAACCAGACGTCTTCTGGCTCCAACTGCTTCACTGGAACTGACCTAAACAATTTCAAGGTAAGCAATATCCAGCTGTCCGGTCCAGCGGCCGGAACCGGCAAAGGAATTCAGCTTGGGCTAAGCTCTCATGCTAGCACGGGATTCCTACATTTCGAGGATGTTTTTGTACAGAAGTTCGGTGGGGATGCTATTGACATCGACACTCCGATGGCGTCGGTGTTCGATAGGATCATAACGCAAAGTAATAATGGCAATGGCTGGAATACGCATAGCTCGACGTACGGCGATAGCTGTGTTTGGAATGCCTGCTTCTCGAAGGGTAACGGGCTAGCCGGGTTCACGCATACCAATTTGAATTACTCGGACATGAATGGTTGCGCGGCCGACGGGAATGCGCAGGGCATCGTCCTGACCAACTGCCAGTCCGTGGTGATTAATGGTCCCGGCGCGGAATCGAATACCGGGGACAACTTCACGATTTCTGGCGGGTTCGGCAACGTCCTGGTTTCGCCGCGCGTATTCCAGAACGCTAACTACGGCATCAGGCTGACGGCGAACGCGAAGAACTGCTCAATTATCGCCGCCGTCGATATCTCCCCTCTGGCCGGCGCGGTAGCTTTTGTCATCATTGACGCCGGTACTACCTGCTCGGTGATGAATATCAACAATACGTCTCCGTTGATGTTTAATGGTTCGGTTACCGTACTGAATGATGGCGGCGGTAACATTTCCGCGCCAGGGCTAGTGACTGCGTATGGCGGAATCGATACCACCGGGTTGTCGACGAGTGCTGTTGCGAAGACTGGTGCTTATGCGCATACCGGGACTGACAGCACCATACTTGCTAATGCGAACAGCGCTGCGTTCTCGGTAACGCTGCCGAGCGCAGCTGCTGTCGGTATTGCCGGGCAGATCTACACCATCAAGAAGATTGATGCCTCGGTTAACGTAGTGACTGTTGCTACTCAGAGCAGTCAGACGATTGATGGCAAGCCGAATGCCACATTGACTACGCAGTATAACTTCGTCACGGTCCAGTCGGACGGAGCTAACTGGCAGATTACCGGAGGCATTGCTGTCGGTGCTACGGGGCCGCAAGGTCCGCAGGGACCGCTACCGCCGCAGGCAGTTGATATTTCCGATAGCCTTATTGCCTGGAACTATGGAGCGGGAAGTACTGGATTTGCCGTTTCCTCGGCTCAAGGTAATCCGGGCAACTCCTACATCGTGCCGGCTGGTGTAGCCGTTACGCGGAATATTGGGGCTCAGACTCACTACCAGTTCGACTGCTACATTCCAACGAACCTTCTGTGCGACTTCTACTTCGGATGTAATGCGCTTGGCGCAGGTTACATGGTCAGAGTCGATAGCCGTAACGCTACAAACTGTGGAATTATCACGACAACTTCATGGGGCGTTTTCGGTGCCGGGTATATGGGCAGTAGTGGTCCAGTTACCTCGGGTGTATGGCATACGGTGACGGTCGATATAGGCGCGAATCTAGCCACGCTGAAGATTGATGGGGTACAGATCTATAGCGGCAACCTTGGTGGCACAGTACCATCAATGGGCGCCTTTATCGGGCTGACTAGTGAGACTGGATCTTGCTACTTCGACAACATCCAGATTGGCCACAGTAGTAGTGTTACTGCTCGGCAAGGTGTCTTGTGGTATAACGTTAAGACGATGTTCGGCGCGGATGCGACCAACAATATTGACGCAACGACGGCTATTCAGAATGCAATCAATGCGTGTAATGCTACTGGGTATGGCGGTGTTGTATATTTCCCTCCTGGCTTCTACAAGATTTCGGTTCCGCTAAATCTCAACAATTGCAACTTCGTTGAGCTTCGTGGTGATGGCACAGGCTCCCGTCTTGTCCTGACGGCGGCATTCTCTGGTGCGGCATCTATCATCGTGACGGCCGGCTCTCGTAACTCTGTGAACGACATGCTCATCGCGGCTAATAATGGAACATGGAGCAATAACCCTGTTGCCGATGCTATTCAGATTGTACATTCCACACAGTTCCAATCTACTAATGTTGAAGCGATATGGTTCAATGGTTATGGGATCAATTTCATAAATGATGCGACTGGTGGCAGTTCATGGGGACAGGTTGCTAGGCTAACTACAACATATTGCAAGGGCGGCATAAACTTCCAGGGTCTTGCTGGAACGAACATTACGTTTGTGTGCTCCGTTACTGAGTGCAGTTTCAACAACACCCAGACGTTCCCGGCCGTCAATATTCAAGATGGCATACATATCAGTATTGATGAGTGTGTCATATGGGGCAACCAGACTAATGGCATCGCTATATCTGGTGCAAGTTCTAACATATTCATCAGCAACACAGACTGTGGAGCATACTCGGGCAGTACCGCAGCAGGTTTGCTTATTCAGAATACCGGCAGCAATAACCCGTCCGACATATACATGTCAAATTCATACTTCTCTGGCGGTCTCTATGCTTTGCAGGTTGCTGCTGGGTCAAAGATGTACTTTTCAAATTGCGCATTCGCATGGGCGTCGAATCATGGAGCATATTTCAGCGGCGTTGCTGCTACTGGCCAGGTTACCTTCACTAGCTGTACATTCTACACTAATGCTCGAATTGCTGGAACGTATTACGACCTGATGTGGGCTGGGACTGGCTACATCAATGTCAATGGATGTACGTTCAATACCTGGGTTAACACCACTCCAACAGCTGGGTATGTCGCGGCAACTTGTAACTTTACGGCGGGTGTATCAAGCGTTGAGAATTGTGTATTCGCAAATAATGTGACTAACGGGGCATACGCTACCCGGCCGACATACTCGGTCAATAATATTGGCGATGATACTTCGAACCTCCGGGCCGTGAGGGCTGGAGGTCTCGCCGGCACGACGAATGCGACGCGGTATGTTGGTGCTACTGGTGGTGGAGGTCCGCCTGGTG